ATGACATAGAGCGCCAGCACAGGCGCAGATGCCTCAAGGACTTCCCCTATTACGCAAGGAAGAACCTGTTTATCCGCCCCAAAGAAGGCGGCAAGATACCTCTTACCCTCAATCAAGCCCAGCAGTATGTACATGACAAGCTAGAGGAGCAGCGCAAAGCCACTGGAAAGGTACGCGCAATCATCCTCAAGGGCAGGCAGCAAGGCATGTCTACCTATATCGAGGCTAGGTTCTATTGGCGCTGTGTACACCGCAAAGGGGCCAGCGCATTCATCCTGGCGCATGAAAGTAAATCAACTGACAGCCTGTTTAAAATGGCTAAACGGTATTACGAGAACGCCCCCGCGCCAATGCGGCCACCCTTGAAGAAGTCAAACGCCAAGGAACTAGCCTTTGATGGCATAGATTCGGGCTATTCGCTGGGTACGGCTGGTAACAAAGAGGTTGGCCGATCTACAACCAACCAGTATTTCCACGGTTCAGAGGTCGCATTCTGGGAGAACACTGGCGAACTGGTGAAGGGCGCACTACAGACGGTGCCTGATGCCGATGACAGTGAGGTTATATACGAATCCACTGCCAATGGTGTGGGCAACTTCTTTCACCAGCAGTGCATTGCTGCCATGAAGGGTGAGGGAGAGTTCATATTCCTGTTTGTGCCCTGGTACTGGCAGCCTGAATACACCAAGTACATACCTGATGACTTTGAGCGCACTGAGCATGAGCAGGAGTTGCTGAAGGAATACGGCCCAGATGGCATGACTGACGGGCATTTGATGTGGCGGCGCAACAAGATTGTTGAGCTATCCACTGATGGTGCTGATGGCCTCAAGGCATTCAGGCAGGAATACCCAAACAACCCGCATGAAGCATTTCAGGTAACGGGTGACAATGGCTTGATTAGCCCTGATCTGGTGATGAAAGCGCGCAAGGCAATCAACGTACAGCCATCTGGCCCGCTTATTGTGGGCATTGACCCATCCAGAGGGGGTGACAGGTTTGGTGTAGCCCGCAGGCGTGGCCGTGTTGTATACGGTGTTGAGGGCCATACGGGTGATATCAACCTTGGTCGGCAGGTTCAGATATGCAAGAAGATACTGGACGTAGAGGAACCCGCCATGATGTTCATCGATGCGGGTGGTGGTGATGCCCTGGTAGACAGGCTGCATGAGTTGAATTACCGCAATGTCAGGGCTGTTCCCTTTGGGGGCAAGCCGCTAGACCCAGACAAGTGGAAGAACAAGCGTGCTGAAATGTGGGGCTTGGTGCGTGAGTGGCTGGCTGATGAAACTCTTGATGTATCCCTGCCTGATGAGGACGCGGTTCAATCAGACCTATGCACCCCCATGTATGAACGTGATACGGTTGACCGCATTGTATTGGAGTCAAAGGACAAGATACGCAAACGGGGCCTGCCTTCGCCTGATTACGGTGATGCCATAGCCCTCACATTCGCAGAGCCTGTGCGCGATAGAGCGGCACGGGGCATAAGGGTTAAGAGGAATCTAAGCTAATGGAAAATGAACAGATACGCAGAAGGTATGACACGTTATTTCAGGAGAGGCGCGGTGCATTTGACCAAGATGCCGACCTGATTGAGCGGCTGATTGCTCCCATTCGTGGCGGCAAGTTCTTTCAACAGCAGGCCAATGAGTATGAGGTTGAGTGGCGCAGGCCGGAAGTGTTTGATTCCACTGCAAGGACATCGGCAGGCATCCTCAAGGCCAGCATTCAGGGTGCATTGCTACCCTCTGGCATCAAGTGGTTTGACCTGTTGTTCCGTGATGATGACCTGAACGACGACAAAGAGGCTAAGGAATGGCTTGAGGAGTGCGGTAGCCGCATGTATCTGGCTATGGAAGATAGCCGCTTTCAGTTGTCTGGTGAGGAATCTATCAGCGACATTGTGGATTTCGGCAATACCGTCATGGTGCTTGAGGAAATCAAGAAGAAAGACAACTTTGCTGGCCTGTTCTATGACGCTGTACCTATGCGGGATATCTACTTTGACGAGGACTGGGATGGCTCAATACATACCCTGTTTCGCCGTTTACAGTGGACACCCCTGCAGATCGCCAGCAAGTTTGGTGAGGAAGGCTTGCCCGATGCTGTGAAGGACAAGCTGGGCAGCGAGACTGAGATAGCTAACCGCATGGACGTTATCTTTTGCGTATTCCCCCGTGATGACAAGGTTGATGTACAGGCACCAGCGGCACCGACCAACCGCCCGTATGGATTCAAGTACATACTGCATGAGGACAGCAGCCTGATTGGTGAGGAGGGTGGCTATTACGAAATGCCTGCCTTTATCGCACGGTGGGGCAAGACCAGTGGCAGTAAGTATGGCTGGGGGCCAGGGCATATCGCATTGCCTGATGTGATGACAGCCAACAACATGGTTAAGAATGAAATGGCCTACGTTGAGAAGGTGATTGACCCTCCTTCGCTGATATCTGAGCGCAATATCTTCAGCGATCTGGATTTGACTGCGGGTGGTGCAACGGTTGTGCAGGATATCGATGGCATCAGGGCTTACAACGGTGATGGCGACTATGGTGCTGCCAAAATGAGCTTGACTGACCTGCGTGAGCGCATTGAGAACACCTATTACGTCAATGAACTGCAGATGAAGGAATCACCAGCAATGACCGCTACTGAGGCGGCTATGCGTAATGAGCAAATCCTGAAGATGTTTGGCCCTATGCGGGGTCGGTTTGAGACTGAATTGCTCAATGAAATCCTGCAGCGCACGTTCAATATCATGTACAGGGCTGACCAGTTCCCGCCAATACCACAGTCACTGATGGAAACGGGTGCTGAGTTGGATATCAAGTACACGGGGCCAGCGGCACGGGCGCAGCGTTCAGAGCAGATTGTTGGCATTGAGCGGCTTGCGGGCTTTGCGGCGAGTATGGGTGAGATATTCCCTGAGATGCTGGACAACTTTGACCCTGATGAGGCGTTTGTTATGGCGAGAGAGGCGCTTGATGTGCCTGCCAAGATACAGCGCAGTGAGCAGGAGATAGCTGATAACCGTCAGAAGCGTGACCAGATGGCACAGCAGATGGCTGAAGCACAGGCGGCACAGGAGACTGGTGCTGGTATGCAGGCTGTAGCAGAGGGTGAGCAAGCCCTTCAGGCGGTTCAGTAATGGAATTGCAGGCCGAGGAAGCCAATTCTTTTTGTTCTGATGAGCAAAGGGCTACTCAAATTTTGGCAATGATTGAGCGAGGAGAGGTTAGCGCATCCATGTCAGGCATTGAGTATTACTTTCACACAAAGGCATACAAAGAATATAAAACGAGGGGTGGTAATGGAATTGCAGAGTGAGGAAGCCAAAGCACTGGCACGGGCCAAGCGTGATGCGGCTATGGCAGAGGCACGGCGGGTGCGGGCGGCGTATGCAAAGCTGTTCAAGACGCCCAATGGCAAGATAGTGCTGGCTGACCTGAAGCGCAGGTACTTGCAGATTGACCCCACGGCAGACCCTATTGTTATGGCGCAGAAGGTGGGTGCTCATGCAATGTTGGTAGATATCATTAAACAGACTGAACCCTTACCGGAGAACGATAATGGACAATGAACCCACTTGGATTGATGAAGTGCCCGAGGAATACCGTGGCGTGGCTGCGAAGTATGAGAACCCTGGCGAGTTGGCCAAGGCATACCGTGAGCTTGAGCTATTCCGTGGCAAGTCACTGACTATCCCCAGTGAGGATGCTAGTGCTGGTGAGCAGCAGGAGTTCTACAACAAGGTTATGGAGCGTGCGCCAGGGCTGGTACGCAAGCCAATGGCTGAAGACCCTGAGTCGTATGATAATTTCTGGAAGTCGATGGGCAGGCCAGCGGATGCTGATGGCTATGCCGCATTAGACGGTATGACACCAGAGCAGACCTCGTTTATGCGTGAGGCTGCGCTAAAGGCGAACCTGACCAATGACCAGTTCAAGCAGTTTGCTGGTGTATTCACTGAAAAGCAGGTGAATGACCAGAGTGTAGCCAATGAGGCGGCACAGGCTGAGCTTGATACGATCTATCAGGAGTTGGGTGCTGCCAAAGACCAGAAGCTGCAGGCGGTGAACAACCTTGCCCAGCAGCTTGATATGGATGAGAGCCTGAAGGACTTTAACAATCCGAAGGTATTGGGCCTGATGCTGAAGCTGGTAGACAAGGTAGGCACTGAGGGTGGTGCCATGCAGCAGCAGATTGGTGACAATGCACAGGCGATTATGACCCCGATGGAGGCAGAGCAGAAGATTGGCGAGATTATGAATGACCCCGCCTATATGGATGCCTCTGACCCGCGTCATAAGCTTCTTCAAAAGCGTGTTGTTGAGCTTGCAACGTATGCCAGCCCTGGTGCTTCCACCTCAATGGCCAGTCAGCGTAGTGGATACGGTGGTCTGCAGGCGGGTACGAAGGACACTATTTTCTAATGGAAGTCAGATATAATGGAAGTGGTTACTGCCATCGGCACTCCACCAACTCTCCCTGTCAGGCTTGCATAGCTGAGTGGCAGACTAGAGTGCTAGTAGAGGCCATTGAAAAAGCCTTGAAGGTGGAGGCTCCCAAAAAACCACTGCCTTGGTATAGGCGTATTTTCTAAACTTATGGGGGGTTGCGCCCCCATTT